CAGTAGGGGACGCGCTGACCTCGTGTCGGTGGCCGGTCGCCAAATGCGATGCCTCGCAGTGTTCCTTTATCCTTCATCTTCCCGCTTCGCGTCTCGTTTCGTTCCTTTTCCTGCTCGTCTCTTTCTGCTTTGGTGAGGTGTAGGCGGACTCTCCCTATCTAAGCGGAGAGTCTTTATGCTTCGGAGCCGGGAGTCTTTACAGGGAACTCCACCCGAGGCCGCCGGTATCGTTTCCAGCGAACGCTCATTCGGTGCGACTCAAACGCGCCCAGGTCTGCTATTACCGCATCGCCGCACCGCCCTGGCCCCCCCTAACCACAGGACAGGTTTCTCTAGGTCTGGGATACTCAGGCCGGCGCGGGCTTACTGATTCGGCGCGCATCTCCGGGTCTCTCATTCCCCCTCCCCCATATAAAATTGTCGACTTGATTTCGCCTAGCGGGTTATAGGCCCGCGCTAGCGCGTCATTTGATCGCAGTGCACACCTGGACCTGCTACTGCCGGCCGCGGCCAATGCAGCACCGAGCGATAAACGCGCCCCTCTTTGCGCGTGACGGCCACGGGGCCGATTTCTGGAATGGGTTCCGGCCAAGCGTAGAGCACGTCACGCCATTGGGTCACGGTGGGGGTCTGGTTCGGTTGGCACAGCGCCAGGAAAACTTCGCCATTTTTCTGCTGGTTGACTTCCACCACCAGGCCGCCATTGACGCTCAGCGTGCGGCGCTGTGGCACGCCCACTTCCGCTCGCGCCAGGCTGAGCATTTCCCGTAGCGTCGGTTTCAAGTTAGGCATTCCGATGACTCCCTTTCGCCCCCGCTCCCCCGGTCTCTGACCGCGAGAAGCGGGGGCATCTTGGAGGGCGCGGCCCGCTCGGCGTCAGGCCGCCTAACGGTCGCGTGCTGGGCCGCGCGTTCTGCGCCGGATGTTCCCACAGCGTTGATCCCGAATCAGTCTTCACCGCATCCGGCGTAGAGCGCCCGGTCTGGCGCGACCCGCTACCGCGTCTGACCCGGTCGCGCAGGCGATACTCGTCGAGCGCCGCCGCCACTTCGGGCATTCGGGTGAGCAGCTGCGGCAGGATTTGCAGCGTCGCGGCCAGCGCATCGAGTGCGTGCGCTTCGTCCACACCGCCATTCCCTTGATAGAGTTGAAACAGAACCGGAAGCGCCTTCGCGTCCGGCACGCCCAGCGCGGATTCCAAATCGCGGGTGCGCGTCTCGTCTGCCAGATTGAATATCTCCACGAGCCGCCATAGCCGATACCGCGCATCGGGCGGCGGTGAGAAAATCATGTCGAGCACGCACTGGAAGAAACCCCCTGGCGGGTAGCCGTCCTGATGGTGGCTGACGACCCAAGCGATGTTATTGGCGTCCATGCGGCCCTTCCTGCGCCCGGCGTGCTTCCAGCGCCCGCGAGCTGAGGACATCGAAGAGGGTATCCACGTTCTCAGACGTGATCGTCGGGAAGCCTTCCCGCGCGGCGGCGGCCAGGATATGGTTCAGATCGGGATGGCCGTTCTTGTGCTGATAGGCGGGGAAAGTGGAGGCATGTTGCGCGGCTAATCTTTCAAATTTCGCCGAGACCTTACCGCGCAGCGACGCGATAGCGGGCGCAGGCGTTGGCGCGAGAGCGGGCGGCGATGGTGGCTCAGGCTGTGGCGCCGGTTCAGGCGGCATCTCGCGCTGTTCAGGCGCGGCCGGTCTCTGACCGGCGCCAGGCGCGGCCGGTCTCTGACCGGCGGGCGCGCCTCCGCCGCCCGATGAGGCCTGCTCGCTCGCGCTGGGCGCGTCGTCGCCCCACAGCGCCGTGTGCGCCGCTTGGCGCTGTTCGTGGTCCGCGAGGTCGTCGCCGGTCGGGCGCTCAGACGCGGGCAGGGATTCATCCGGCGGCGTTTCGGCTTCAATGGCCTGCTGCATCTCGACGGAGAGCACGCCCCAAGTCTTGAGGAGTAATTTGATCGGCGTCTTGCGCAGCATCGCTTCGCGGTTTGTCTTCCAGGCGCCGTTGGGATGGTCGAAACTCTTGGAATAGCGTTTGCCATGCGCCTCGATCTCGGCCAGAGTCATGTACAGGTACTTTTCAAAACCATTCGTCAGCCGGAAGTAGGCCATATAGCCGGTGATGGCCGCTTGCGGGCCCAAGCGTTCACCGAATTCAAGAGCTCCGGTGAAGGGATTGGCCGATTTGATCTGTCCCTGGTAGATTTCAGTCACGTGAATCGCCGCATATTGGCGCGTGCGGTGAGCAAGTTGCACGTAACCCTTCCACTGCATCTGAAACTGTGCCTGGGCCTTGTAGGGCACGATGGCGGCGTATCCCAGATTTGGATCAATCGGTAGGTCGAGCGAGGCGGCGATCAGGGCGGCTGCGATGATGCTGCTCGGATCGCACTGGCGCAGCTGAGGCGAGCGATACACGACGCTGGCGACGTTGGCGATGAATTGCCCGGCACGAGGGCCCAAGACTTGCTCGAAGCGTTTGCGAACTTGGGCGGTTTGTAGCAGATCACGGATGCTGCCGGGCGCTGCCGCAGGCAAGCGCGGTTCCGCCGCGGCGGTCAAGGTTTGGTCTGTCATGAGATGACTCCTTGCGGGTCGGCGCGCAACCAGCTATCGCTCGTCTTGTCGTAGCGCAAGCAGTCGGCGTAGCCCTCTAGCATTTTAAGATTGCGCGGTGTGGCGACGACGGCGCGCTGCCATCTCAGCCCTTGCTCCGCGAGCCAGGTCTGGATAACGGCCCAGGCGGTTTTGGCGTGGCGGCGGTGTTTGTCTGCCTCGAAAGCGGGGGTGACGCCGTTCATCGATTTGTAGGTGTCCACGACGATCCGGCAGTAGGCCACGTCGCCGTCTTTGGACTGAGATACGACGATCACCTGCTTCCAGTAAGTCAGGCTGACGTTCTTGGCGTGACCGTTGGAGTCCACGATGCAGTCGGCTTGTACCGGCCGCGCGGGGTCAATGGCCCAGCGCCAATCTTCGAGGAGGCCGAAGCCGATGAAGTGTTTAGCGGACATGGCGCGCCTCCCGGCAAACGGGACACAGTTTCGGCGAGTTCTTGCGGCGTTTGAGCTGTCGCTCCTCGATGCGCCCGCCCTTCCAGGTGCGGGCGAGGACCCAGTCAATGCCGCGCTCGGCCAGGACCGACATGAGGCGACTGCCCTGGCCGTTGCGGTGTTGTTCCAAGCGCGTCTCCACGTCGTCCGCGCTTCCCAGGTAGTGCCCACACAGCAGCGGCTTGCCGGTGTGGGGTGAGACGCCGCGCGGGATGGGCTGGTTGAAATGCAACAAATAGCACGTCATGGTGATCTCCTTTGTGTGATACACTAGGGGGGCATCGGCGGTGACCGGTGATGATCTCCCACCGTCCCACCGCCCATGCCCCCGCCCGCTCGTGCTCAACCACGGCGGGCATTTTTTTACCAGTGGCCGCCCGACCCTCGATGGTCGGCGAGGCTATCATCTCGTGGGGCCTGTTCCCGGATGACTCGGCCATTATTGAGATGCCCAATCATTAAGCTTGATAAATTCGTGGAATCCGCACTCATATGGACACACCACACTGGGCGTCACCGTGCCATCGGCAGCGATGTCATGGTCTGAAAGTGAACCGTATTGACCACAATTTGGACAGGTAAAACTCGCCTTGCGACCACTTGGAGTTTGCAAGCCCTTCCATGTCCCCGGTTCATGCTTATTGCTGTGCGGATAGGACTTCATTTGCAACACCGAGAGCAATGCCCACAATGACCGCGCCCGTAGCCCAGGCACGCGAGCCAGCAGCGCCGGCACATCCCCAATAAACTGAATAACCGTTTCATTTCTTCCAGTTCCCCAGGTGCGGCGCGAGGATGCGCTGCGCCGTCTCAATTTCTTCGAGCGCCACCGATAACCTGAGCGCAGCCTGGACGGCGCCGAAACCAATATCTTCCAACGCCTCACGATAGAGCCGGTTGCGAGCCACGCGCCCTAAATTTGCCAGTTCTTTTTCCATCGCGCTCATTCTCTCGTTAAATTCCTGCTGTCGCTGCTCCAGCAATTCGCGCCGGCCGCGCTCCACGTAGAGCAGGGCGCCCACCATCACTACCGACACGAACAATACGAGGCCAAATACCACGAGAGCAGACATTGCGTCAGTGCCAGGGTGACGGTGACGGCGATGATGACGTTCTGAACACGATCATTCGCCAGCCAGCGCCCCAGTTTGGATTCGGTCAGAATCTTCCCCAATTTCCCCATTTGGGTGCACACTCTCATTGTCGGATAGCTGCCTTGCGTCCCGGCAGCGCCGGATGATGACGGCGGCCTGCTCGGCGGTGTAGCCCTCGCGGCACAGGGCGGCGCTCAGGAGTAAGTCGAGCAGGTGATGTTCAGGGATGGGGAGGGTAACAGTCGCCATAGTTACCGGTGTGCGTCAACGGCGTCCGCCACGCGGCGCAGCTCAATTTCGAGGAATGGGACAAGTTTCTCGCCGTCCACGTCGACGAAGACCCACTGACCGCGGGCGTTCTGTGCGCCATAGCCGACTACGGTCCCGACGAGGCCCTGGAACCGACTGCTGTCCAACAGGCTGAGGTTGGGGTCAATCTCGACTTGGTCGCCGGGCAGGAATTTGGGCATGGTCACTCCTTGCGCGCGATCTCGTAGCTATCGGCGCCCAGGGCGCGCGCGGCGTCAAAGATGCGGAAGATCAAGGCCTCGACGGCGCGTATGCCCAGGAAGGGTCCCAGGAAAGCGACGACGTTTGGGCCAGAGTACGCCACCACGAACAGCCCGGTCAACGTCGGCGGGAGGACAGCCCAGACTTTGAAACTCGTCTGCTCCGGCAGGCGCGGACGCGGATCGGGCGGGTCGTGCGGGTGGAGGGCGGTGTATAGGTCAGTGTTCATAGGGGAATTTGTCCCGCTTGAACTCCCAGGCCGTCCAGCCCTCGGCGGCCAGGGTTTCAGCGAGTCGGCTGGAGCACATGCGGCCCATCACCTGGTCGCGGCTGCCGTGCTGGATCGTGTGCGGTACGCCGTCAGGGGCGTAGACGAGTAGGCGGTAGGCGGCGCGGCGGCGGGGAGGGCGGGGCATGCTCAGCCGGGGACTCGCTTCGCCGCGTATGCGCCTGCGGAGCGAAGCAATGCCTCAACAAATGGCACGTAGCGCGCGGCGAAAATCTCTTGGCCGAGTTGTTTGATCCAGGGTGTTTCGCTGCGCGTCCACGACAGAAGGCGCTCATTGTCTGGCGCAGCGATGCCCTTCTCGAAATTTCTAACCTGCATGTGAGAGACGCCCAGGGCGTTCCCAAATTCGCGCAGGCTCATTTCTTGACGTTGCCGACAGCCCTGGATTAGGGCTGTGATCACCGTGCCGCTCAAGGTATCTTTTGTAACCATCGTGGAACATTATACATCCACTGTCACAAAATTGTCAATACCCATTTACTTTGCCTAAAATCAAGGCAATAATTGTTCCAATGGCGCAAGGAAAGTTTGGGGAATGGTTGGATCGCCAATACGTCGAGTGGCAACGACGAGAAGGCGGAAGTCGGACGATTGAAAAATTCGCTGAATTTCTGGGGTATCAGCGTGTGACTGTGAGTCGGTGGCTGAATGGTCAACGTAAACCAGAGAGTCGAGAGATTGTGGATAAGTTGGCCGTGAAATTGGGCGACGCGGTTTACGATGCCCTAGAAATGACGCGCCCCGATCCGGGCTTGCAGTACATCATCGAGAATTGGGGCCAGGTGCGAGATGAAACCCGATCCGAGGCGGTGGAACTATTCCAGCGGGCAGTTGAACGCGGCGCTGCTGAGCCTGCTCGTCGCCGGGTGGGGAAGGCTCAGCGCAAATGAGCGGCTTTATTTATTGACGCTCTTTGCCTTTGATCTGGCGCATCCGCGGCCGCGGCTATTCCTGGCCTGGGATTGGGCCTGGCCGCCGGTGGTCATCGGGGGGGAATGGGAGTCACAAGGCGAACCGTGATCGCGCGTTTGAGCTTATTATTGTTGATCGTCCTGGCTGCCGCTTGTTCCGCGCCACAGGCCCCGTTGCCGACGCGGGCGGCGACGTGGACAGCTGCACCAACGAATACACCCGCTCCATCGCCTACAGCTACCGAGCGCCCGCCTACCCCAACCGAAGAGAGAGTCATCACCAGTGAACCGACTGAAACTGACGAAACAGCGACCGTAACGGGCGTGATTGATGGGGACACCATTGATGTCAATATCGGCGGCCAAACTTTCCGGGTGCGCTACATCGGGATCAACACGCCAGAGGCCGGGGAAGCATGTGGAAGCGAGGCCACCGCCGCCAATGCTGCGCTCCTCTCTGGTCAGGCTGTTACGCTGATCAAAGATGTGAGCGAGACAGACCAATTCGGGCGGCTCTTGCGCTATGTGTACGTCGGCGATGTGTTTGTGAACGCGGAATTGGTGACGCAAGGATATGCAGAGGCGGTTGAGTATCCACCCGACACAGCACAAGCCAGCATTCTCGAAAGCCTGGAACGGCAAGCACGCGCGGCGAATTTGAATTGCTACGCCATGGGTAGCTTTGGCCCAGGTGTCTCGCCATCCCCGGCAACGCTCCCGCCTGCGCCTACCCCGACTTTCGCGCAAGCGCTGCCCACCCAAACAGCGCCGCCAGCGGCGAACTGCGATCCATCGTATCCCGACGTGTGCATTCCACCACCGCCGCCCGATCTGGACTGCGGCGATATCTCCTTTCGGCGCTTCCGGGTATTGCCACCAGACCCGCATAGGTTTGATAACGATGGGGATGGGGTCGGCTGCGAATCGGGCTGACAATTCCGTGGACATGACCCCGCCCGGTGCTGCACCCGGTCAGGCGGTCCCTGACCGGCTGCGCGCCGCGATCCTGGCGCGGGTCTCCTCCGAAGCCCAGGACCGGGGCGCGGTGTCCATCCCCCAGCAACTCGCCCTGTGCCGCCAGCGCGCCGTTGAGCGCGGCTGGCTCGTCACCCGCGTCTACACCGACAACCGCGCCTACCGCTCCCCCCTCACGGGGCGGATGGTGCAGCCCAGCGCCAAGCGTTCGGACCGGCCAGGCTTCCAGCAGATGCTCGGCGAGGCCGGCCGCGAGTTCGACGTGCTCGTCGCCTGGCGGCTGGACCGGATCGTGAGAGGGGCCACCACGACCGGGATGCTGGAGGACTGCCTGGATCAGACGGGGATCACGGTCGAGCTGGTGACGCAGAACTTTGACCGCGAGACACTGGGGATACTCGGCGCGTTCGGCGGCCTGGAGCTGCGCGGGATGATGCGCCGGATCAATATGGGTTGGGAAGGGCGGGCGCGCAAGGGCCTGCACGTTGGAGGGCAGCCGCGCGGATACGATGTGGTGCGCGATGCGAGCGGCAAGAGCGTCGGCTACGAGTTTGATTCCGCCTGGCGCAGTTTCTTCGACCATCTGGCGGAGCTGTTCATTGCGGGTGTCCCGTTGGCCGGGATCGGGCGAAGGCTGTCGCCCAACCCTGAGACGGGGAAGGCATGGCATCAGCGGACGTTGCGTGACATGCTGGCCAATCCCTTTTATCGGGGGCAGATCGCGTTCGGCCGGAGCAGGCGGAGGCCCGAGCACATCATCCGCGCCAAGGCGGTCCATGCGCCGGCCTGGACGCCTGAGGTCATCAGCGCCATTGATCGTGAGTTTGAGCGGCGGCGCGGACTAGGCAGGCGTGGGCCACGCAACCGGCGGTGGGAGTATCTGTTCGCGGGCATCGTGCGCTGCGGCATTTGCGGTCGGCCATTAGCAGCGGGGGGCGGCGCGGAGAGGTATCATAGTCGCAGTTATCACTGCAACCGGCCGCCGTATGTGCGCAGCGGGCTGGCAGTACCCGGAGAAGTGCCGCACGAACCGAACTCTATCTCCGAGCGGAAGCTGCTGCGGCAACTTGTGGCGCTTCTTCAATACGTGTCCGATAACCGTGTGGATTCAATGCTGGATGTGTACGCACTCGTGGCCCCGGTCTCTGACCGGCCGGCGCCGGCGCGCGGCCTCGAAGCGATGCAAGCGGAGCTAGATCAGCACGACGCCCGGCTGGCTGAGCTGCAAGCCGGCATGGATCTGGTCTCTGACCACGCTGATCTGGCGCCCGCGGCCGCGGAGTTGATCGCGCGCGAGATCCGATCTGTCCAGGCCCAGCGGCTCCAGTTGGCCCGGGCCTACGATGCGGCGGCCACGTCGGCGCCGCCTGAGGCGCCTGGTCGCGAAGCCTTGCGCCAGCGCATGATCGCTCTGCGCGACTATGGGGACTTGAGCCAAATGCCTTATTCGGAACTGAAGCAGCTGCTTCGGGATAGTCTCCCGGCGCTGTGGGTGCGGGGAGGGCGTCTCGTGCCGCCGCCGCCGTTCGCGCCAGCGGGCCTGACGCCGGAGTCTAAGTGTTAGTGGCGTCAACCACCTATGCCTAACGCCACTAACGCTTCTGCTAATACAACTTATATTACGCACGGTTGCCCACCCGCAACCGAACCAGGCTGTACGCGAGGGTGTATACTGGGGCGCATGGCCGATGCATCTGGGCGAATCCTGTTTGCGTGCGAGCCGTGGGAAATCAGGCTCATCAAGAGATTGCGCCAACTGCGGCACGCGGGCATGGATCGCATCGTCCTGAGCCTGGCGCCGCCCCAGATCGTTGAGAAAGTGGTTTCGACCCCCGAACGTTTAGATTACACACCCGATCACGCGCCCGCGCCGCTTGACAGCACCCCGCTCACCGCTTTAGAATAGTCGAAACCTAACGGCCGGGCCAAACTCCGGCCCCGGGTGTCTACCCCAGCTCGACGCCCCGACTCTCTCTCCTGAGAGAGAGTCGGGGCGTTTTGCATTTCGACAGGAGTCATTCATGACCGCAGACAATTCTCTCGCCCTCATCGCCGGCACTGTTCTCTCTCTGCTATTTTCTTACGTGCCTGGCCTGCGCCAGCGATATGACGCACTCGCTGCAGATCATAAGCGGCTGGTGATGCTGGCAGCCCTGGCACTGGTGACGCTCGGCCTGTATGGCGCCAGTTGCGCAGGATTGTATGACCTACCCTTCGTGGCGAGTGTGGAGTGCACTCGGGCCGGAGCTTCAGGCCTGTTTGAACTCTTCCTATCGGCCCTGATCGCTAACCAGGCCACTTTCCTGGCGAGTCCAAAGCCGGGTGCGTAACTGCTTCGTCATGACGAATTTCGACTGGCTGCCCATTGTCGGCCAGGTCCCGATTACGGTCTTGTTCGTCTGGTTCACGCTGGAACTCCTCAAGCGGCAGAGCGCCAATGACGCGCGCCGCGACCACGAATGGCGGGACTTCCTCAGCCAGCAGCGCGAACGGAATAACGAGGCCATCAGCCGCATTGCGGAGGAAGTGAAACTCTTGGCGCAGCAGATCGCGGCCATGAACGCGCTGCTGATCACCCACGATGCGCGCGTGGTAGATGCCATACGAAAGCTCGCCCCATGAAAGGTATCTTCTAATGGCCCTCCCCGTCTTCCGCGCCGCCGGCGCCCTCGCCCACGACACCGTCGGCGTCACCCCCGCCGCCCCCGCCGGCCTGGCCACCGATGACATTGAGCTTCTGATCTGCGAGTCGCAGGATGAAGCCATCTCGCTCACCACCGCCAACGGCTTCGTCGAAGTCCCCGGCTCGCCCATCTCCGTGCCTAATGCCACCGCCACCATCGCCACGCGCGGCGCCTGCTTCTGGCGGCGCTACGCCGGCCAGGGAAACCCGGTCACCAACGACCCCGGCAACCACATCCTGGCCCAGCGCTACGCCTTCTCCGGCTGCATCACCACCGGCGACCCGTGGGACATCTTGCCCACCAGTTCGGAGGCCGTCGAAGATACCTCCGGCTCGGCCACCGGCGGCACAACAGGAATGGCCGACTGTCTCGTCGCCGTCTGTGTTGGAGCGGCCAAGCCCGACAGCCTGGGTACCGCCGAAGTCTCCGCCTGGGCCAACGTAGACCTGGCAAATATCCTCGAGCGCGCCGACAACGCCGGCAACTCCGGCAACGGCGGCCACCTGGGCATGGCCACCGGCGAGAAGGCCAGCGCTGGCCTGTTCGGCGCCACGACCTACACCAAGGCGACCAGCGCCTACAAGTGGCACTTCGTCGTCGCCCTCAAGCCGCCCGGCGGCGCGCCCGCTGGGCAGCCCGCCTTTGTGCGCACTTGGGGCGTACCGCACGCGCCGGGCATGTCAATCCGAGGAGGACTCTAATGCAACCAATCGTGGGTGCTGTCTACCGTCTGATGCACAAGCGCAAGGGGCAATTCATCGCTCAGCATACGCGCACTGAGCCGGGCGATGCCCACGACCCATTGCTGTGGGTGTTCCGTTTCGACACGCGGCCCGGCACAGGCCAGGAGAGACTCGCGCGCGCCGCTAATGCTCAGTGGACCGAAACGGCGCTGCGCCCCTCGTTCATCTTGGAACTAGACCTACTCGAGGGCAGGGATTGGCACTTGCAGCAAGCTCGGCAACCCTTCCAGACAGCCCCGCCTATTATCGCCAGGCGTAAACCCTGGTATGCTGGCCTACGCCGCTTGGGAATCAAGTACCTGCATCGTGATCTGTTCCGCAAGCTGGCCGAGAGAGAATCATGACTGTCTCCGCGAATGACGCCCACCCCTACCCCATCTACAACGCGCGCTTCCGCGTCACATTCCCGTTCTTCGATGCGGATGGCGACTTGGTGACTGGCGCAGCGACGCCGGATGCCGAACTGTCGCAGGACAGCGGCACGTTTGCCGACGCCACCAATGAGTCAACCGAATTAGCGACCTCATCAGGCATGTATTATCTGGACCTCATCGGCACAGAACTGGACACACGCTCCACTGCCATCATCGCTAAATCCGCGACGGCGGGCATGAAGACAACGCCGCTCGTGCTCTACCCCCGACGCCTACCCATCCTGCGTACCGGCACAGCCCAGGCCGGCGCCGCCTCTACCATCACCCTCGACTCTGGCGCCTCCGCCGTGGACGACTTCTATCTCGGCTGCTGGGTCAACATCACCAACGACAGCCCAGTGGGTGCCCTCGGCCAGGCGCGCATGATTACGGATTACGTGGGCAGCACAAAGGTCGCCACGATTGAGGGCACATGGGGCACTAACCCCTCCAGCGCCAGCACCTTCGAGATCCTCATCAGCGAGTGGACCATGCTCGTCGACCCGGTGCGCGGCCTGGGTTCCCCAACCGCCATCCCCAACGCTGCTGCTGAGGCGGCCGGCGGGCTGTACACCCGCGGCGCGGGTGCAGGCCAGATCAATCAGGATGCGAACGGGCGCGTAGACACTCGTACCGCGGCGATGTCTGCTGACGTGGTCACGGCTGCGGCTATCGCCAGCGCCGCGATTGACGCGGCCACATTTGCGGCTGGGGCCATTGACGCCGCCGCAATTGCGACCGGCGCAATCACCGCCGCGAAATTCGCGGCCGGGGCGATTGATGCCGCGGCGATTGCGACAGATGCTATTGGGGCCGCCGAATTGGCTACCGATGCCGTGACTGAGATCCGCTCCCTGGTTTCCGGCACATCTGACAGCGGCACGACGACGACGATGGTAGATGCGGCGCGCACCGAGGCCGATGCGGATTATTGGAAGGGCAACTGGATCCTGTTCACCTCAGGCACAATCATCCACCAGTGCCGTTTGATTACCGCTTTCGACCCGGCGACGGATACGATCACGTTCGCGCCTGCGACAACGCAGGCCGTGGGCACGCAGACCTATGAAATCCTGCCCGCCGGACGCGCGGATGTCGCCCTGTGGTTGGGCACTGCTGTTAACGCGCTTCAGGCAGGGCGAGTAGATGCCTTCGTAGGCGCAATGGCAGCCGCGGTCATTACATCTGGCGCATTCGCAGCAGGCGCAATTGATAACGCCGCGTTCAATGTCACGGAAACCTTGACTGCTAACCCGGCAGCAGGCGGCATCGTGGCCGCCAGCTTCGGCGCAGGCGCGATTGACGCAGCCGCAATCGCCGCCGACGCCATTGGCGCAAGCGAACTGGCTGCCGACGCCGTGAACGAGATTGCCGACGGGATCATGACGCGCGCCTCGTCCAACTGGGAGGCGACCGCGCCGGTCAAGAGCCTGGGCACCGCGGTGATGAAAGCGGTGCACCGAATTCGCGACCTGACGGGCACGCTTGAAATCTACCGCAGCAACGGTACGACAATACACGCCAGTCAGCCGATCACGACTGACGCCGCGAACGCCCCCATTGACGAGTTAGGCGGAGCGGTCTGATGGCGCGCGGACGCACAGTCTCATCAGCAGGGCAACTATTCGGCGAGTTCCAGATTGACGCGGGGAGTGCGCCCCCTGCTCCTACCGGTCAACCCGTGTGGCTACGCATTTGGGGCCATGCGACCATTCAGGGGTGGAATGATTTTGTAGGCAAGTTCCACTTCTCAGGGTTGAAAGGACGACGTCCCTTATGGCAGCGACTCGCGGCCGGACTCTCGGCTCGTTTGGCGCGTTCCTGACGCCGCTGATGGTAGATGGGGCTTCGCTGACTGTGCCCGCCACTGGCCCAGGTGAGCGCCGCCTGCACATCGTCTCGGCTCATACGGCGCATAAGCCGGATCGCGCGCCGCATCGAGCCACAAGCGCACGCCCGCAGAAGGTCAAGGACTGATGACTACTGTCTCGGATACATTCTACGAGAAACAAAAACTTGCCGACGACATTGACTACGTTACAGATTACTCAGACTGGCTGCAAGCAGGCGTCACCGTCTCAACTGCAACCGGGACCCACACGCCGCCAAGCGGCGGAGCCGACACCATCACGCCCACCGTTGCCACGCCCAACGTCACCGCGCGCTTGGGGCCGCTGTCGGTCACGGGTGTGCACTACCTGGATGTGACCGCGACCATGAGCAACGGCGAAAAAAAAGCTGTCAGATATTTGATTCAGGTAGATTTCTGATGAAGACGATCATACATTTGAAAGACCTGACGCCCGACCCGAAGAACGCCCGCGCCCACAACCCGCGCAACGTGGGCATGATCGAGCGCGCGCTGGGCGAGGTCGGCGCGGCACGCTCCATCGTCGTAGACGAGGACGGCGTGGTGTTGGCGGGCAATGCGACCATCGAAGCCGCTGCGCAAGCAGGCATCGAGCGCGTGCAGGTCGTGGACGCTGATGGGGAGACGCTCATTGCCGTGCGTCGCTCCGGGCTGACGGGTGAGCAGAAGGCGATGTTGGCGCTGTACGATAACCGCGCCGCAGAGACCGCTGCGTGGAATACTGAGCGGCTGGCCGAACTACGCGCTGCCTTCCCGGAGCGGATGAAGCATTTGTTCAGCGAGCAGGAATTCGCGCGCCTGGGGGTGAATGGCGGGCCGCTGCTGGAAGACCCTGGACCGCAGTTGGATCGGGCCGAAGAATTGCGCGCCAAGTGGGGCGTCGAATCGGGCCAGTTGTGGCGTCTAGGCGATCACCGACTCTTGTGCGGTGACAGCACGCGGCGCGAAGATGTGGAGAGGGTGATGGCGGGTGAGCAGGCCGAGATGGTATGGACTGATCCGCCGTATGGCGTGGCGATTGGCGACAAAAATAAATACCTCAACGCGATTGCTCCGAGCAATCGCGTTGAGGAGAATATTGAGAACGATACTTTGTCTGATCCTGAACTTGTGGCGATGTTGAGTGCAGCTTTTGACAACGGCATTGCCGTTTGCACCGCCGGGGCTGCTTGGTATGTAGCGGCCCCGCCGGGGCCGCTACACGTTCTTTTCGGATCGGTGTTGAAAGATCGTGGAATATGGCGCCAGACTATTCAGTGGGTGAAGAATAACGCTACTTTTGCGCCATTGGGCGTGGACTATCATTGGCGGGCTGAACCCATTTTCTATGGCTGGCTCCCCAATGCTGGGCATCGTTATTATGGTGGTCGGCAGCAAGATACGGTTTGGAATATTGATCGCCCGTTGAAATCTCCTGAGCATCCCACAATGAAGCCAATTGAACTCATCGCTCGTGCAATAGAAAATTCATCGCGGATGGGCGAAGTCGTAATGGATTTATTTGTGGGGAGTGGTACGACTCTTATGGCTTGCGAACATCTAGATCGCAGAGCGCGCTGCATTGAAATCTCTCCGACGTATTGCGCCGTCACGCTCCAACGCTGGGCTGATATGACCGGCCGCACGCCGGAACTCATCGGGTCTGCATAAGGGTTTGCGATGGCTGCGCCAAAATTCACAAAGGCTCAAATGGAGTCCAACTTGCGGGTGGTGGAGGAAATGTACTTCACCGGTCAGCCGCAAGTTGCTATCGCTGCGCGGTTAGGCGTCCGGCATCAGAGCGTCACATATTATCTGTCGAAACTCAACACGGTTTGGCAGACGCGGCACGCTGAGAAGCTCGAGGCGCACAAGGCGCGGGAACTGGCGCGCCTGGATCACGTCGAGCGCGAGTACTGGCGCGCCTGGGAGCGTAGCCAGGCCGACAGCGAGACAGCGACGCAGGCGGAGGCGGGCGACAAGACAAGAATGAGTCTGAGCAAGCGTAGCCAAGCCGGCGATCCGCGCTTTCTGGAGGGCATCCTGCGCTGCATTGAGATGCGACTGAAGATCGTGGGCGGCTTCGCGCCGGTGCGCTCTGAGATCACCGGACAGGACGGGGGTGCGTTCCAGATTGGAGTGATCGCCGTTGACTATCGCGATGGCCTTGCCACGATTGAGGCCCGACCAGATGAGTACCGCCTTGCACCCAGCCCGAACGAAGATCATCGTCAAGGGGAGAAGGTGGGGGGGAACGGTCATGGGCGGGACGCTGGCGCTTAACGTCATGCGCCAGCACGGGCGGGCCGCCTGGGTCGTGCCTTCCTATAAGAATGGGCGCGCCCTGTGGCGCATGGCCGAGGGCTTGTGCCGTCCGCTGGAGAGTCAGAAGATGCTAGACGTGTCTCGCTCGGAGCGCACTATCACAACACCGCACGGCGGGCTGCTCGCAATCTACAGCGCCGATAACGCCGACGCCATTCGCGGCGAGACGTTTCACCTGGTCGTGTTGGACGAGGCGGCGCGCATCTCGCAGGAAGCGCGCGAGGATGCGATTCTGCCCACGCTGGCGGATACCGAGGGGACGGAAGTCGCTATCTCGACGCCAAAAGGACTGAATTGGTTTTACCAGGAGTTCCAGCGCGCAGACCACAAGGCGATTGCCGCCTGGCGCTTTCCTTCGTCAGACAACCCCTCGCCGCAGATACAGCGCGCCGCACAATTGGCGCGCGAGCGTGTGCCGGAGCGCACCTACCGCCAAGAGTGGCTGGCCGAGTTCGTGGAGAGCGGCGCGTATTTTCAGAACGTCGCCGCCTGCGCCGTCGTCGAGGCGCCAGACCGCCCCGATCAACACCAGGGCCACCACGTCGTTATGGGCGTGGACTGGGGGCGCATTCATGATTTCACCGTGCTCACTCTCTTGTGCCGCGAATGTAGCCGTGTCGTAGACTGGGAGCGCATGGGCGGTATGGAGTACCGTTCTCAGCGCGCGCGCCTCAAACGATTGGCTGAGATGTGGAACGTGGTCAGCATCCTGCCGGAGCGCAACGCAATGGGCGCGCCGAACATCGAGGAGCTTGTGGCAGAGCGCCTGCCTGTCTTACCCGGTCTTGATGACCTTCTCGGCTGGAATATGACTGCCGCGAACAAGCCGATCCTGATTGAGACGTTAGCTCTGGCGCTGGAGCGCGAGCAGGTGCGCGTGCCGTGCGATTACGCCGAGGAGCTGCGCGCTTTCGAGGTAGACATCAAGCCCTCAGGCGCGTCCGCCTTTGGCGCGCCTGAGGGCGCGTTTGATGACCGTGTGATTAGCCTGGGCCTGGCCTGGCAAGCGGCGCTATTGGCTGGCCCGGTAGTGCTGTTTGGATGAACGTGAACCGCATCAACCTGCTGTCCTTCGGTGAACTCAAAAGTGTCTCGCTCGAATCCTTCCGCACGCTCTGGCTGCGCGGCGAAGAAACGGGCGCCCTGGCTTTCTCACCGCGCAGCGCCTATCGGCGCGTCCCCTGGTATGCGCGCGCCTGTACGCTGCGTGCCAACGCTGTCGCCGGTATCCCGCGCGCCATTCTGTCCGGCGACGACGAGGTGACGGATAGCCCGAAATACGCCAGCCTTGTGAAGCAGGAGACGCGCTTGTATAAGCTGGCCGAGCTATCGCTATTCAACTATGGCGCGGCGTACTTCCTGCCCGAAGCGAACGCCTTCGGCTTGAATGCGCGCCTGCGCCACATTCCTGCGCCAATGGTGCGGCCTGAAATTAGGAGCGACTCTGGCCTGACGGGGTTCATCGTCTCATTCTCTAATGGGCAAAAGCATTATGACCTGGATGAGATCATTTGGGTCTGGCTGCCCAACCACGAAAGCGAAGTCGAGCCGGGCGCGCCTCCGGGCGTCACGGCACTGGAGTCTGCGGGCCTGCTCTACAGCATCGAGCGGTTCGCCTCCGCCTATTTCCGGGGCGGCGCGGTTCCCGTGACGGCGATTGAACTACCCACCGGGACGGCGGATGAGGAAATCAAGCGCGTTGAAAGCTGGTTTGAAAGGCGCATGGCCGGTCTACGGAATGCGTTTCGAGCGATTGGCGTGCGCTCCGGCACAAAGTTCACGAACATCGGGCACACCATCCGCAACACGGAAGCGCCCGAACTCACTGAGCAGCAGCGGCGCAACGTGGCAGTTGCCGCAGGCGTCCCGCCCACGGTCATTGACGGCCAGGCGGCCAACTTCGCCACCGCCAACAGCGAGTGGTTTGGATTCTATCTCACGACGGTCATCCCTGAAGCGGAGTTGATTGACGAGGTGCTGACCGAGCAATACTTTTCACGCTTTGGCGTGAGAATTGAATCGCAACCGTCCAGGCTGGAGATCATGCAATCAGCGCAACTCGAACAAGCGCAGACGGTAACTGACCTGTTCAATGCCTCGATCCTGACGCGCGATGAAGCGCGTGAGATTCTAGGCTACGACGCAGCGGAGAATGCGGAGCCGGAGATTATCCCAGAGCCGGAGATTGCCGCGTCGCTGGCCACTTGGCGTAAGGCGACTCTACACCAACGCGGGGCGCGCCCCCCCGCCTCTGTGCCGCTTATGCTCGCCGCCGCAATCCAAAGCGATCTGAAAGTGGCGCGCAGCGCCGGAGAGATACGCGCCGTCTTTGAGCGCCACTGGCCGAGAGAAGGGAAACCGCGTCCCCCCCAAGACCCAATGCTGGTGCTGGCGGACGAGATACGCCAGGCGCGTGAGGCACTAGGGGTTGCGCCCCTACGACCCCAAAATGCTTGACCCGCGGCTACATCTCACTCATTTGCTGGATCGTGCTGGGCGGCTCGTCAAGGCGCGTACACAGGTTGGCGATTTCGGCGGCGGCTATGACGATCTTCGCGGCGATTTCTTCAACGTACTCCAGGCCGTCGCTCTGGGATTTATGGAGCAGGCGGGCCGTGCGGTAGCACAACGCAAGAGCCGAATTCGCACGTTGATTGCTGACTCATTCCCCAATGCATTCTACACCGGCTATGCTGATGCGGGCGGCGAGGAGACCGAGCCGGATGATGAGCGCTGGATTACGCGCGAGACGAGCCGCCAACAGGGATTTGTTGATGACCTGTTTGAGTGCCTGTTGGAAATCAAGGATGCGGGCGGCGATGCACGTGATGAGATTGACCGCCACGCTGAGGGCTTTGCAACGGCGCTCGACTCGGCTTACAATGAGGGCAAGTTGCGCGGCAATGAGAATATCATGCTGACTTTTGATGGCGACGACGGGCAGGAGAGTTGCCCCGAATGCCAGCGATACAAGGATACGCGCCACTCGGCGAAATGGTGGCTCAAGCGCGATCTGGTGCGGCGCAACGGCAACGAGAACTTTGGCTGTGGTCGATGGCAAACGTGCCAGCATGACTTATACACAGACAAGGGGGAACGATGGACACAATGACGAGCCTGGCCGCCTGGTTGACGTGACAGAGTCAAACAGCCTGGACGCAGACAATAGTACCGCAACAGATGAATCACATCGTTGTGCCACGCACGGGGGTGCGAGTGACACTATAATGGACAGAGATTATATTCCTTTTCCATTCGGCGTATTTCAGTTATCACGGGTTTTGTCCCGTGCAGACTTTCACCGGATCAAGAAGGAGTTGGCTGATAGTCTACTCGTGTGGGAAATGGGCAGTAGGAAGCCGATAATTTTGGAATATGGAATGGATTTCATTCCCCTGCATCAGGAGGCGATACTTGATGCCTTTTGTCGCTATTGTAGCGTGGCGAATCTCAAATCTTCCGTATGGTGTCAAGGGTGTGGCGCTCCACTGACGGGGAAAGGGTGATACCATGACACAAATCAGCGTGCGCCTGGAGGGGGCGGACACGGTGCGCCGGGGCCTCAATAATTTCAGCAAGACTCTTGCTCCGCTGACAAAGAAGATAATCAAGGTAGCAATGGAGCGGGCGAGAAAGAAGATCATCCGCTACCCGCCCGAGCGCCCTGGTCAAACTTACGTCCGCACCGGCACATATGGCCGCAGTTACGCTCTGAATGAGAGCGGCCTGACGTATACTCTCGTCTCGGATGCCGTCTCGCCAACCGGCACGCGCTATACCCGTTACGTGGGCGGCATGGCGGATGGTTCGGGCCGGGCCTGGATGCACGTGGGTCGCTGGAAGCTGGCACGCGAGGCGGTAGACGAGGAGATTGACCCGCTGGTGGCTGAAATCAACGCCGAGATCAAGCGCGAGGCGCGCGAACAGGGGATCGGGCCATGAGCGACTTGCAGCGGACTTATTATGAGGATTTGATTCGCCAAATATTTGACGAAAAGATAGCGCCTAAACTTCAGGATTCGTCCTTGTTTGGCTTCAAAATTGATATGACGAGTTTGACTGAAGTAGCCGTAGCCCTTTATTATTTGGCACTGTATGAAACGAGTGAAGAACAGTCTTGGGTACGGCAGGAGTATAGATTAGGGCCATGAACGAGCGCCGCAGCGGGTACATTATAGCTCAGCCAGCCCACTTTCTGAGTGAGGTTGTGATTGCCGAGCGCGCACAGTGGCAGGCGGATTTGATCCGCAAAGTTGAACGCTTGCGTGCGCAACGTGTGCGTGGTATCATCTTCGTCACTGAGGACGGCGCGCTGCTCGTGTTCCGGGCCGAGCCGGCGGGGCGCATAGAACCGTAGCGCTCACGCTGCATAATTGAATTAGCTCACCCTACGGGGTGTCACCTTCGCCAAGCGGGTCTATCGCTTGGCGATTTTTGTTTTTGGGAGAACCAATGCCCTGGGCTACGTTTGAAAAAAATGGTGAATACTGCGTTTACAAGTTAGATGCGGACACGCGCGAGAAGACGGGCGAATCGCTGGGCTGCCACGCCTCGCGCGAGAAAGCGCAAGCACAGGTGGCGGCGCTATACGCAAACGCGGACGAGAAGAGCATGAAACTTGGCGCGCGCCACAGCGATAGCGACCGGAAACTCATCCAGGGGATTCACGACAGGGCGGGCGAAATAAGCCAGGCGGCGCTTGACCTGGGGCATGAGGTCGAGGAAGTGCTTGACCTGGCCAAGACCTTGATCTCGTTTGGTGGCGAGGTGAAGGCTCTCGCTAATGGTCATTTCGGCGGTTATCTCATTCGCTTCACGGACGCGGCAGACACCGACCTCGCGGGCGACTATTTTGACGCGCGCACGGACTTCGGTTTTGCGGAGTCGGCTAACAGTCCTGTCTACCTCAATCACCGCCAACCGCTCCCTACGAAAGACGGCAAGAGTATTGTCCTACGTGACTCGATTGGCGAGGCGACGCTCACGCGCGACACAAAGGGCATCTTGATTGACGCGCTGCTTTACAACCGAAGCGAGTATGAGAAAGAAGTCATTGCGGCTGGCAAACAAAATCTACTCGGCTGGTCATCGGGCACGGCGGCATACCTGGTAGACCGCCAACCGCAGGGGAAGGCCAAGCATATCGTGAAATGGCCGTTGGGCCTGGACGCCTCGCTAACGCCTGGCCCATCTGAGCCGCGCAACCAGGCGATCCCATTGAAATCTTACGCGCCTGTATCGCTGGACTGGCCCGGACGGGCCGAGCCGGATGGCTCCAAAGTGAAGGCAGGCGCTGGAACTACTGTAACCGTTCTGGATTCTGAAAGTGAGGACATGGCTATGGACAATGAAATCTTGACCGCGCTCGCTGAGCAGGGCCAGCAAGTCAAGGCGCTCACCGAGTCAGTAGAAAAGCTGCTCAAGCACGCGCAGGACGCACCCGCCATCAAGAGCTCAGGCTATATCAGCGACGACGGCGGGGCGAAAGATAAGGAGGTCAAGAGCTTTGGCGACTTCCTCATGGCGCTGCGTCGCGGCGACGTGAAGCGCCTGACGACGGTCTACAAGACGGAGACTGTCAACGAGCGCGATGAGGTCAAGGCCCTGGGCGAGGCTTCTGGCACGGTGGGTGGCTATCTCGTCCCTGACCAGTTTATCCCGCAACTGTATCAGGTCGCGGCGGAAGAGGCGATTGTGCGCTCGCGTGCGTTCATACGGCCCATGATGGGGAGGACGGCGACGCTACCGGTCCTCGACCAGACGACTGCGCCCACAGCGGGCAACACCGCTTTCTATGGCGGACTGGTTGCAGGCTGGAGTGAGGAGGCGGCGGCGATCACGGAGCGCGAACCCAAATTCCGCTCAATGCAGCTCACGGCCTGGAAACTGGCGGGTTACACGAAAGCGGACAGCGAATTACGCGAGGATAGTGCGGTGGCCCTGGAGCAGTTGTTGCTGCGGCTGTTTGGCGGCGCGATTGGCTGGTATGAGGATTACGCTTTCCTGCGCGGCAACGGAGTGGGCAAGCCACTGGGCGTTGAGAATGCGGCCGCGTCCATCTCCGTCACGCGCGTTGCGGCGGGCGCGGACTTTGAGCTGGCAGACGCGCGCACCATGCTGAAGCGGCTCGTACCTTCGAGCCACAAGCGCGCCGTGTGGGTGGTGCACCCATTCATCATTGACTCGCTGCTGCAACTCTCCGCGACGAACACCGTGATCGCCTGGGCGCCTGACGTGACGAAGGGCGCGCCGGCGACGCTCTACGGCCTGCCCGTGCTGTTCTCGGAGAAGATGGCGGCTTCGGGTACGGCGTTCGATGTGGCGCTGGTGGATTGGTCATACTACGTGATTGGGGATCGGCGCATGTTGGAAATCGCTTTCAGCGAACACGCCTTTTTCACAAATGACCAGGTGGCCTGGCGTTTCACGCACCGCGTAGACGGTCAGCCCTGGCTCAACGCTGCGATCACGCTGGCCGACGCGACGAACACCGTTTCGGCCTACGTCTATTTGACTTAAGGAGTCTGAAATGCCAAAGGGTTTTGCGGCCCACATCTATCAGGACTTGCCCGTTGTCGCTAAGATTGATCCGACGAGTGCGGGCGCATCCGCCACGCTCACCTCCGATGCCGTAGATATGGAGGACAAAGTTCGCTTGATTGCGATTGTCTCGGTGGGCAACTCAGACCGGACGGTGGACGCATTGCTGGAGAGCGACACGGCGTCCGGCTTCGCCTCGCCCACGACGATCACGGGCAAGACGACCTCGCAGTGGTCGGCGACAGACGACAACACGATCAAGACTATCGAGGTTAGCGCAGACGAAATTGGCGACGCGAGCGAGAAGTTTGTGCGCGCCAAGATCACCACCGGCGCGGGCGGGACCGTGACGATTGTTTCGGCGGTGTTGCTGGCCGTGCCGCGCTACATGCCTGGCGCGCAGCTGGCAGCCGTAGCGCAGAACGTTTACTGAGTGTGCGGGGGGAGGGCCAATGCCCTCCCCCCTCGTGCGATGGCGATCACGAACGGTTACGCCACGCAGCGGGAGTTTCTGGACGAGGTCGCGCTGCTCACGGGTTATAACCCGCATGTGATTGACGATGCGGTGATAGATGGCTTCATCACAGATGCGAGCCGTCTGGTAGACGCTGCCTGTGCTGGACGTTGGTTCTACAGCGCGAGCGAGACGCGGAAATACGATGTGCCTGTGCCCGCGCCCGGCGCGACGCGCCAGCTCCTGCTCGATGCCGACCTGCTTACGATCACGACGCTGACCAATGGCGACGCGACCGTGATTGCCAGCGCCGATTACATTCTCCTTCCGGCTAATGCGCCCTCGAAATACGCAATCCGTATCAAACCATCGGCCACGATTGCCTGGGAGCCGGACACGAATGGCAACCTGGAGCAAGTCATCAGCGTTGTCGGGACGTGGGGCTACGTCAATCGCTCCCTGACCGACCCGAAGAGCGTAGAGATCGTCCGCAATACTCACCGCGCTTGTCTGAGCATCGCCAAGAGTCTGTACCAAAAGCGATTTGGGCAGGGCGTCGAGGGTGTGGCGCAGATGACACCTGCGGGCGTCGTCATTACGCCTCAGGGGATACCGCGGGATGCTTGGGAGGCGATCAAGGGTTACGCCAAACAGGGAGGCGCGCTCGCCTAATGGCGCTCAACGTGGTGCAGATTGCGCGCGAGATCAGCGCCCTGGCAGTGGACGGCGTACATATCGCCGACCTCAGCCAGATACCGGATAACGCGCTGGTGCGTGATCTGCCGTTGATCTACCCGAAGCCAGACGGATATATCAGCGATTTGAACGTGCGTATTGATTCGTTTGGCAGTGCGCAGGCGAAGAAGACTGTATTCTACACGCTCAACTATCGCTATCTGCATTCGCCAGTCGGCGCGGGGCGTGGGCTGTTCGACGTGTATGAGGACCTGGTGGCGAAAGCGGCGTTGTTCCTGGACGCGATCATCGCCAACGACGCGCTGGCAGGGCAGATTGACTTGCAGGCAGTTGAGATTCCTAATTTCTCAGCAGGCGTCGCCGACCCCAGCGGCAACCAGTTTCACGGCGCGGACCTGGCGCTAACGGTGATGGAGTTTGTGAACTAATGGCGACAGGCAGGACGGTCAGCAAGTGGGTGCGGGCTTACGTGGCGGGGTATGACCTGAGCGGCTATACGCGCAGCATTGGGCCGCTGGAAGAGTCTTTTGACGAGGCTGACCTGACGACGATTGCCGATGCCGGCAAGGGCTTTTTGCCCAATCACGGGCATATCAAGGCCGGGACGCTTAATGGCGTGTTCGATCCCGTGGGGCTCGGAATTCATGATTTCAGGACTTTCCCAGCCGAGCGGACGGTGATGGTCGTGGTGGGTGTGAGGGCTGCGCCGGCGCAGGGCGACCCTACGTTCAACGCCGTTCAGCAACAACTTGCCTACTATGCCTCCGAGGAGGGCGGGGCGGTGACGGTCACGATCCCGTTTAGCGAGTGGTCGGGCGAGGCGGTAAGCAAGACGTATCCGCGCGGCTGGGGCGTGCTGCTGCACGCGCTTGCGGCTGAGACGGTCGTGAATGTAGCTACTGGCGTAGACAATGGCGCGGCAACGGCCCTGGGCGGCTACATGGGCTATCAAGTCACGGCCGGCAATGGCACGGCCACGCTCAAAGTCGAAGACAGCGCCGGCGGAGCCTGGGCTGACCTGGCAGGGGCGACGACCGGCGTACTCGATATGACGGTACGCCGGGGCGCGATTGTGGCGATTGGCAACACAGCGACGGTGCGCCAGTTCCTGCGCTGGCAGATCGTCTTCGGGACAGCAACTAGCGTTAGCTTTGCCATGTCATTTGTGAGAGGAAAATAACCTATGGCGGCACAAACAGGGCGAACAGTTTCAAAGTGGGTACGCTTCATTACTGACGATTCGGCAGGCACGCTGCGCGAAGTTCCGATCAATTCACTCTCGGTCGTAGGGATTACTTACGCCGAGCAGGACGTGACCGCGTTTCAAGACGCCGTCATGGGGCGGTTGCCGAACATGCCCGACGCGCCGATTGAAGTCAGCGGCCCCTGGGACAACTCAGCGGCGGCAGCGATTGCAGGCAGCGGCGCGGCCCCGGTGCTGTCTGGCTCGCATACGGTGCTCAATCCGATCAACGGCCTGAGCGTGCCCCTATCATTGGGCGTTGACTTCGGTGTGCGTCACTTCTGGGAGACGGGCGAGCCGGTGTTCACCATGACCTCCAGCGCGACGAGCGGCTATCTGTTGGTCAAATACACCGTAGATGCAAGCGGCATGATCTACTCAGCGCGCTACGTGCTGTATCCGGGCAGCGCTCTGCCGGTGTGGGGCACGGCGCAGGTCGTCTGATGCCTCGGGTCATTACCTCGCCCGTTGCAAAGTGGCCGGGTATAGTCACACTTTACGAGCCGCTAAATTTCCCGCAATACCTCGCCTGGAAGCAAGGCCTGGACAGAGCAGCGGAAGCGAATGGACATGATTTGCTTGTAGCAGAATCAGGAATCACTGAGAACGCCGTCTTGATTCTCCCTGGCGTGTGTGGGTGTGTTCAAACCTGGAATTTGCAGGGCTTGCCTGAGATCGTCACACCGGAGACCTTCCCTTCGACACCCGTAGTAGCCAGTGTGCAATTGGTGATCTGGCTGGTCAGCGAGATTCGTAAAATCGTGATGGGGGAGGAAGAACTCCCAAAAGAGTGATCCGAGGGGCATATGCCTATGCCCAGGGCGATGGCCCCCTGTCGGATGAACTCTTGGCGGGTCAACTCATAACCCGCTTTGGCGCGCAGGCCGTTTATGGGCGGAGTTTGGGCTACGGTGAGTTGCGCCGCATCTGGTATGCTGAGGCTGTCGTCTCGGCTTATCATGAACGTGCCAGGGCAAGCGATTGGGTTGCCTGGGCGCAGCAAAATCCCCAGCTGAATAGCTTGCTTCTGTCTGCGATGAACCCCTATGACTAACATACGAATTCAGTATCAGGCCGCTGTAGAGGACGCCATCCGTGACGTGAAGCGCATGGACAGCGCCATCGAGGGCAGCGGTTCGTCTACCAAGAGGGCAGGATTGTCCTTCACGGAGATGAACTCAGCCGTCAATCTGGCAGGGACTTACTTCAACACGCTCAAGGGGGCCGTGGAGTCAGTCATCAATCCTACCATTGCCCTCGCGGCACAACAGCGTGACTTAGCGCGCAATACTGGCGCGACGATTGAGCAATCGGGGTTGCTGATCCAGGTGGCTGACGATCTCAAGGTGGACTACGGGACGCTCACTCAATCTATTAAGGCGATGGTCAAGCAGGGCCTCGTCCCGAACATCGAGACGCTTGGCGCTCTCTCCGACGAGTACCGCACGATTGAAGACCCGGTGAAACGCACAGAATTCGCCATCAAAAACTTTGGGCGCGCCGGTCTGGAGATGACCAAGATTCTAGAGGCGGGTAGCGAGGGGTTGAAAGAGTTAGAGGGCAGCGCGATTTCAGCGGGCTTAGTGATGGACGAGCAGGGTGTTCAAGCGGCGCGTGACTATGAGATCGCGATGGACGGCCTGAATGACACGGTAGAGGGTCTCAAAATCCAGATCGGAACTGCGTTGGTTCCAGTCCTCTCGGATGCGGCTGAGGGCATGACCAACCTGATCAACGTCGGCAAGGCGCTTTCGATTGTGATACGGGAGAAAACGGGCGTCATTGATCACGATACAGCAGTGATGGAGGCGAATCGCTTGGCGGGTGTTGATCTGGGCAGGGGCACGACCGATCTGGGGGATCGGACAAGCGACATGGGGCTTAGGATGTTAGCCGCGGCCGGGAATGCCGATGGACTTAGAGCCTCGACCGAGGGACTGACGGAAGCCCATCGGGTACAACTGACGGCGACTGACCTTCTTTCGATTGGGATGCGCAAATATTCAGATGAACTGCTGTTCAATAAGGCGTCCGCCAATCTGGATGCTGAGGCGGCCCTGGCTCTGGGGATTGAATTGGGCGTGGTAGACACGCGGGCGCTGCTTGCGGCCCAGGCCATCGAAGCGTTGCAGTCTAAGTATGATGTGAATAGGGATGGCGCCATCTCGGCGGGTGAGGCGACCAGTGGCTACAGCGCGGCTGTGGCCGCGCTCAAGGCTAATATAGACGCGCTGGAGAGCAAGACCGTGACCATTACCACGGTGCATCAGGACTTATACCCCAGTGGGCCAGGGCCGGGACAGAGCCCTGTGCCTCTGCAGCACGGCGGCAGCTTCATCGTCCCACCCGGTTTCCCGAATGACTCTTTCCGGGTCGGCCTGACTTCTGGCGAGCGGGTGACGGTGACGCCAGCGGCGCAGACATTCCACATCGACGCGCGCGGGGCCAGCATGACGGCGACCATGATCGAGGCCGTGATGCGCCGCGTGTTGGCCGAGGGCGGGCGGCGCGCTGACATCCTGCGCCGAACCACATAATGGGTACGCAATACCTGACGATCACCGACGGTACGACCAGCGCCCTATTTGCGGATGGGGCCACGCCGCCTGGCGACACGAATTACAAAGTGGCGGCCGAGGGCTGGGCGCCAGCGCAGGGTGGGCTATCGCTCTCACCGCTGGCCTCAGCCGGGCTGTTCGTGGACGTGGTTGAAGACCTGTTGATTCACATCAAGGGCGCGACGGCTGCGGCGGCGATGCTCAACTGGCAGACGCTCTCAGCGCTACTTGACCAGGCCGAGCGTTGGTATCTGCGGCGCGATAATGCCGCGGTCGTGGAGATGCGCTACTCGCCCGAGGGGGCGACGGTGAGCAGCCCATCCGAACCGTTGCGCGCTCCGATCTATGGCCGCGCGCCTGGGGATGCCTCCTGCCTTCAGCTGCCGCCTGAGTTCACCGGGCCACTACTCACGGACGGGAAATACATCGTCAATGGGCGGATGCGCTTTGTGCGGCGCGGCTGGTGGACGCTGACAACAGTGCAGACGGTGACCAGCACCAGCCAGACCAACGGCGACTTGCACACGCTGGCGTTCGGGGCGGCGCTCAAATATCCGAGCGTCACGAAGCTAAGAATCAATGGCGTGCGTTCTGGCTTGAACGTTCCTTCAGGACTTTTGGCGATGAGCGAAAAGGCGAACGGGATCATCATTCTCAATGCGGAAGGCGCGGTTCCAGCAACAGATTATTCATCTGTTGCCAATGGGACACAGCTTGCACGCAACACAAATGTCCTGCGTTTCACACCAACTGTAGTCACCGAACGGAAATCCAGCAATATCAATTTCACCTCAGAAACAGATGCCAGATTATTCGCCGTTTTTATCAATCAGCGCAACAATTCGACTACGACCTCATTCAATGTGCGCATCAGTATTTTTGCAGGTGCAACCATTGCGGCTCTGGAACCCCAAAACTTTACGCCACGAAAACTTATTCCTGGCACGGCAAATTCTCGCCCTGAATGGACATTCGTCGGTTCGGTTTCCTTGCAAGTTCAGCCTACTGGACTCTTTGTTCACATTCAAGCTTCGGCCATTTCTGGAAGTTTTGACATAGACTCAATCGTATTGGTTGATTTAACAAATCATAGCCAAGTTATTGAGGTACGCAATGATGCTACTGGTGTAGCGGCGGGAGACAATACCTATCGTTATGTTGTTGACCCACGTTTGTTGATCTCTGAATCAGGTGGATTTGGTCCACACCGCCCCGTGATATATTTTGTCACTGGCACAACGACAGACGTTATACCTTATGTAGGCAATCTGTACTTGCCAACTCGGACAACAACAATTTATGCTGTCTGGCTTGGTACAGGTGGTTCAGTGAGCCAAGACCGTTGGCGGCAAGCAACAATAGCAGATGCACTTTTATCGGGTACGATGGTCGCAGATCGCTATATCAGTTACGTCTCCCCGGAGTAGTGGTGATTCTTTCGCTCTATGTTTTCACGGCCAATGGGCCGTTGCTCGACCCTATGCGCCCGATGCGCGATATGGAATTCAGCACGGGCGATCACGGCTACGAGGCGCTCTCGGTGTTCGTGCCCATGTCGCTGGAAGAATCATTCTTGCTCTTTGACCGTCCAGGATTGCCTGAAGTGCTGTGCACGGCAGACGGCGTCACCGTCTGGAATGGGCGGCTCGAGGACGTCGAGATTGATAGCATCGCCGGCGGCGTCAGATTGCAAGCCTTGGGCTACTGGCGCGGCTACCTGGATGCGCCGTACACGAAAACGCATGTCTCAGTGACCGCCCAGGCCATCGTCAACGACCTCATCAGCACAGTGAACGCACTCAACTCGTTTATGAGCGCCAGCACGGGCCTGGCGCAAAATCCGGGCGTGACGCTCAAGACTGAAGTGTATGAGGACAAACGACCAGGCGAAATCTTAGATCGGCTGAAGAACCTGGGCGACAGCCAGACTCCACCGCGCGTGTGGGAGGCGGGAGTCTACGACGACAAGGTGCTGTACTTCCGGCCTCGCGGAGACGTGGAGCGCGATTGGTACGTGGACGTGAGCGCCATGCAACTACAGAGGACGCTAGACACACTCTATAACAGCGTCTATGGCGTGTACTCGGACCCGGCCAATCAGCGGCGCGTGACCAGCACGGCCAGCAATCAGCCCAGCATTGACCGCTCCGGCCTGACGCGGCGAGCGTCAGTCAGCGTGCGCACCACGGAGACCGCCGTCGCTGAGAAAACGCGCGATGCATTCCTGGAGGACCATCGCGATCCGCCAGCGCGGGCGGCGATCACTTTCGACCGCCTTTACGACGCCTACGGGACTCGGTGGCCGAACTGGTCAGCGCACAACGGCGACACGATCACGATGCGCAACCTCCCGCCGACAGCCTCGGTAGACATTGATCGTATCCGGTCATTCAGAATTGGGGATACGCACTACTTTGCAGACACGGATTCGATTGCCGTCACGCCAGAACAGCCGCTTCCTGGACTAATCGCTATGGATATGGATGTGGTGACTCTGGGACGGCGTGGGCCATCTCATCCTGTGTGATTATGTTTTCGCTGCCGCCTGATCGCCTCACCCGTACACCGTTCGATCTCATCAGTGTATTCCTGGCGCTGCCAGGATTGCGCGGCTTCTGGCCTATGTCGAGCCGCAATGCGGGCGGGGACGTGTACGACTTGTCCAGCCAAGGACGCACTCTGACTAGCACGGGCGTCACCGCCAATATCTATAATGACTTCGTGGCGTTCGGCGGTTTCAATGGCTCGAGCAGCGAGCTAACGCGAGCAGACGAAGTGGACCTTTCTATCACAGGGGCGTTGACCTTTGGTGGGTGGTTTTGGGATGATGAGACGACCGCGCAGCGCGCCTTGATGAGCAAGTGGGGCGCGACCGCGGCCACACGCTCGTACCTGTTAGATGTCAATGCGGGAATAGCTCGTCTCAGTCTCAGCGATGGCACGACGGTCACAACCTATAGTGGCAGCGCGGTCAGCGAAAGCGCCTGGCATTTGGTCCTGGGCGTGTTCACTCCCAGCTCCCAAGCCAACATCTGGGTGGATGGTGTCGAGACCGTGAATGTGAGTACGCTAGCCTCACTCAGCGATAATGCGACGGCTTTCGACGCAGGCCGCAATCGGGACACGGGCGGCGCATTTCTGTCTGGTCGTGCTGCGCCGTTTTTTATTTGCGCCGACGATTTGCCAGACGCATTGCTCCAATCCGTGTTCCATCAGACGCGCTCGTTCTTTGACGTCTGATGGCGCGCATTCGCGGGGTGCATTTCTGCACCAGTCGGGGCCATGAGGGGCTGCCGATTTTTGATTTTCCAGGCGAGCAGGGAAGCCGGCATATCGGATACACCCCCGTAATGCAGGTCAAGCGCGATTCTCAACCTCTTGCTAACCGGTCTGAGACCATGGGCTACCGCGCACAAGTAGCCGCGATTAAAACCAAGCTCATGCCCCACTTTGTCCCAAGAACCGCTCTCTGCCCACCGCCACAACAGAATCCGGGTCGCTAGGCCGCTTCTATCCAATCCATTCCACCTAGCATGTGTTACCTGTGCTAACGCGACGACCTTGACGCCGCTTAGCTCGTTCCAAACCGTCCCGACACCATTTCAATACCTCTTGTTGACGCGGATCGCCAGCCAGACGGATACGCTCCTTTTCTAACGCGACCCACTCCTTCAAATTTTTTTCAAAGTCCTTATCCGTCTCATATTGATAAGTCCTGCGAGACTTATCCCATTCCTCTAAGGTCTTACTGCCCTTTTGGGAATTGCACATAAAACAACTCGCTGCAAGATTACTCTCATCATCTGTTCCCCCTTTAGTTTTGGGAATGACATGATCTATCACCATGATTCTCAGAGTGAGTGGATGTTCACAATATCGGCATTTTCGTCTATCTTTCTCTAGAATTTCATCTGGATGGATGAGGGCTATCCCCTTTTTTTTCATAGGACACACAAAAATCCGCCGCCGTGCGTTCGCCACAGGCTTGTCGAGGGCCAATGGACGCTGCGCACGACGACGGATATTTGTAGGCGAAAGCTAAAACGCCCATTGACCCTCGACGCCCGTATGATAGGATATTTCTCGAGGTTTGTCCATCACAGGGTAACAGGATTACCCTAATCCCCGCCACAGGTTCAAATCAACATTCCCTGCGGCAATTCCATACAGACGGCCTTTGTCGGTCCACTGCCAGATGAGATAATCCTGCCAGGCAGCGGGGAGACGGGGCTGAGGGTCATCGGTGTAGTGGGCGACCCACAGGGGATAGTTAGCGGCCCAGGGGGGCAACGTGGTCATGGCCGGCCAGGCAGAAAAACTGGTGTAGATCGCAGGGCGCATCAGGGTCTCGCTCTCGACGAATTGGAGCCATCGGTGTAGCTGGGCGGTGAATGCCTGGCGCTGGACGTCGTCGAGCATTTCGTTATAGCGCGGCTCGACGTCTACGACCGGGGGGAGATTCCCCGCGCCCGCGCCCGCGGGGACGTTTCTAAAATTGGAGATGAAATTCTGCGCTTGACTCTCCCCGCTGTGAGCCAGGGTGAGATAGTGATAGGCGCCGACAAAGGGGATGTCGGCGCCGTGGGCGCCCTGCCAGTTGGCATCGAACTGTGAATCGCGACCCTGCGCGCCCACGCCCAGCGTGGCGCGAACATAAGCGAATTGGATGCCAAGGCGCTTGACGCGCGGCCAGTGGATGAGGCCGTTGTGGCGGGAGACGTCAATGCCGGGGGCGGAGGGGGCGGGCGCGATGGTGGTCACGTGATGGCCCTTGCGATGTGATTGGCGAACAATGGAGGCACGGCGTTTCCGATGAGGCGAAAGGCTTCCTTCGGGTTGGCCGGTAGTTGCCAGTCGGGCGGGAAGGTCTGCAAGATGCGGTTGTGTTTGACGCTCAGGCTGACGACGAGATTGCCCAGGATGGCGCGCTTGGAGCCGTGGCGCTCGCTGGCGGTGACGGTATAAGCGGGTGTGTCTAATGAGCGAGCATGGTAGTGGCGTGTGCCGCCGGCGAGCTGAGAGCGGTTTTGGGTGTCGATAAGCAGCTCGCGCCCTGTAAAGTGCTTGAGGTAGGGCGGGAGTGGGCGGCCTGGCTGGTTTTGGAATAGCTCGCCGAGTGCGCGGCGGGTGGTGACGACGTCGGGGCCGTTGTGCGTCGGCGCGGGCCACAGGGGTAATCGGTCGCGGTAGCCTGCGATGAAGACACGCTTGCGATCCTGGGGCACGCCGTAATGGGCGGCGTTGAGCACGGTGATCACCGGGAAGTAACCGGCTTGGAAGAGCAGCCGGAGTTGTTCGGCCAGGAAGCCGGTGTAGGTGAGCAAGCCGACTACGTTCTCCATGAGAAAGAAGGTGGGTCTCCTGGCGAGGACCAGGCGAACAAAGTGCGGGATGAGGTTGCGCTCGTCGGTCGGGCCCTTCTGGGCTTTGGTTTTGTAGTTGCGGCTTCCGTTGCTGAACGGCTGGCACGGCGGGCTTCCGATGATGGCGTCTGCGTCGGGCAGCGCAGCTGCGTCTAGTTCGCGAATGTCAGCGACGCGGGCATGGGCGCCCAGGTTGCGGTTGTAGTATTCGACGGCGGTGGGGTCGTCGTCGTAGGCGGCCAGGAGGGTGTGTCCCGCTTGCTGGAAGCCGTACGACAACCCGCCGATGCCTGAGAAGAGGTCAATGATTTGCATAACCGTTAGGTAGGCCGGGGGTCACAGCCGGGTCACGCCCGACTCGTGGATGCGCAGTCGCGTTTCGAGCCAGGGGCCATCCTGGCCGACGATGGTGATGAGGCCGCCCCGGTAGGCTAACCCTACCACGTCACCGCCCGGTGCGTTGCGCAGATTGCGGCCCAGCAGGCCGCCGACGCGGGCCAGATAGGGGAATTCGGGAGCGGGTGGCGGCGTCTCAGCGTCGCCGATGGGCGGCGCGCTCATGGCGTAATCAATCCACAGCTGCGCGATGGCCGTGCCGTCAATGTTGTGCCGGCCCCAGTTATAGCCCGAATTGAAAACCGTGCCGCCGATCACGTAAGGATCGGAGCGCAGTTCCTGTTCCAGGGGCAGCAGGATCTCGTTCCAATAGCGCGCCCCGTCATCGCCATACAGATCGCGCCAGGACGCGCCGGGCTCAGAGTCGTACCATTCTCCCGTCGCTGGATTTTGAACACGGAATGAAGGAACTCCGTCTGCGCCACATTCCGTTAGAACGACAGGAAGGTTGGGATAACCCATCGCACTGAAGCGCTGATTATCCGCGCGATGGCGCAGCAGCAAAAACGGCCAGGTATTAGGGTCACGCCCGGCGTAATTATGCCGGCCCAAGAGAGCGCGATAACGCAGTGTCGCCTCCAGCGCTGGCCCGTACTGCGCCCACATCGGATAATCGGGATTGCCGACGCTCCAATTTCCGATGACTGCCGTGCGGTTGAACTCGACGCGCAGGATGCGCGCAAACTCGGCCAGGAAACGCGCGTGCCAATTCATGACGCCCAAATCGGTGATGACGGGTTCATTGTTCGATTCCCAGGCATCCATTTGTGGCTGGGCGCGGATCGTCTCGGCCAGGTAAGTCTCGACATACCAACGCGCCACGGCCTCCGGGCTTTGCTGGTTGAATTCGGGCCGGTTGGGATCAAAGAAATTTTCGGTCACGCGCCCGATGCAGAGCGGTTTGTCGGCGGCGAATTCGTGAGCGAGTTCCCATCCCCCATCCACGAAGGCCGCGACCGTCGGGCGCGCGTGGAGACAGATGCGCGCGCCGTCGCCGCCAGAGAGGATCATCTTAATACCAAGTTTAGTCTGATAAGTCATTGTGTTTTCTTCCCTGGCCCAGCGCAATCAACTCATCCAAATGCGCCAGGACATATTCGCGGTCGTCGGGGAATCCATGTTGGGCGGCGTAATAGCCAGCCACATAGGATTTGAACCAGTCGCTGTGTTCAAACATCCATGGGCGCTCCATAATCACCTTTGCCTGTATACGCAGGTGGCACGCCTGGCAAAGTGCACCCAGGTTCCACCAGACATTATGGGAGGGGTTCATGTCGAAGTGATGAACGGTGAGAGTCCGACCTTGCGAGGGCTGATTGGAATGCTCACAGCGCACACATTTCCAGCCGGCTTCGTCCTTGATCCGCCTGGCGATCTGGGGCCAATCTGGGGGATAGGGGCCGCCCTTAGACTTTCTTGGCATGGCGATTACGCTTTTTCCGCATCGCGTCTCCCCTGATCTCTTCTTGCAGAATTTCCAGCGCTTGTTGATACGCCTGATATTGTTGAGCGCTCTTCTGGGCGTAGGGGACGCGGTAGACGCGATACAGGTTGGCTTCGTAGGCCAGGCGGTGAATTTGAACGCGCAGGGCGATAATAGCAAGACGGAATGCTTGTGGATGAGTCATAGCGGCATCAATCTTGGCGTCAGGCCCGTTAGCGCGAACGTGAGTTGCCCTCGGCGGGCGGCGTTGGGCGAGATCCAGATGCATTCGGTGGCTTTGCCGGCGCCAGTGCGGTAGGTGTTGGTTCGGGCGCTGGTGGTGTGGACCTGCCAGCCAGCGTAGAGGTCGTCGTACAGGCTGCTGGGATAGCTGCTGATGATGGCCATGCCCTGGATCGCCTGCAGGCTGTGGGCGAGCTGGGCGTGGGCGTCGTCGTCCATCTCGTGGGCGTAGGTGGCGCGCCACCCTTCGGAGCGTGTGCGGCCTGGGTAAGGCGGGTCGCAGTAGAAGAGGGTGGTAGGCGCGTCGTAGCGGGCGATGATGGGCAGGGCCTCGTCGTTCTCGAAGTAGATGGTGCGCAGGCGCTGGGCGACGGCATACAGGCGTCCGGTGTCGGTCCAGTCGGATATGTTTCCCTTGCCGTGAGCCTCGTTCTTTTGGAAGCGCCAGCCGGGGCGCCACCGAGTTCGCGGCCCTCCGATGGCCTGCCAGGCGCGCACGTAGAAGCGGCGTGCGCGCTCCAGTTCGCCCAGGCCCTGGGTTGGCCCTTGGGCATGGTCCAGTTCGGCGCGGGAGAAGGGGGTAAGCTCGATGGCGCGGATCAGATCCGCCGGGCGGTCGCGCAGATAAAGGAAGAAGTTGACCACCTCGCCGTCCAGGTCGTTGTAGACGTCGAGGTGCGAGGGCGGCTTGCGCAGCAGCACGCCCATGGCGCCGCCGAAGGGCTCGACGTAGCAGACGTGCTGCGGAAGGTGGCGGATGATCCATGGGGCCAGGCGCCACTTGGCCCCGTGATAGCGGAGAGCGGGCCGGCGAACGTGTGTCATGCGGATTGCCGATGCGCGCCGCGAAGCGACCCCGCATTCAAAAGCAGCATAGCCGGCAAGGCCTCCACCAGTTCATCGTTTGCCCGCTTGCGCGGCGAGGCCACCCGGCCATCCGGCAGCATCAGATGTGAGACGCGGTAGCGGGCCGCCCTTGGACCCACCACCACCGCATCGCCCGCCCCCCATCGGCTCAGGTCGTCGCCCTCACGCAGGGCGCGCAGGCGCTCGACGGCGAACTCGAAGTCAACGCTCATGCCTGCGGCCCGGCCCATAGGCGTCATACACCGCCCGGAGAGCGTCCCAGGCCTGATCTAGAAGCAGATTGTCATTTTTAATCGTAACCGCATGGGCCTTCTCTCTAACTAAGTGAACATCGCCATCCAGTTCGATTCCAAAGACCTGCACTATGATCTCGGCCAACTTGCGCGATCTAGGAAAGTTATAATCGGTATACCCATGCGCCAAGCAGAAGGCTCCACCGACACAGTAGTAACCCAACAGGTTGGAATTTCTATTCCTGGAAGAAACGGGCTTCGGATATTGCTGCTTCAACTCCGCAAACGGAACCACTCTCATTCTTTCCGCCTTTCCTGGTAGTGCGCTTCGCACAGCGTCTTGATCCACGGTAGCGCCCGCAGCGCCCCCGGCTGGCCGCACACCTCGCACAAGCGCATTGAGCGTCGTTCTATCTCGTCCACTACGTCCTCGAACGGAAGCCGGATCATCGATAAGTAAATCCTGAGGCCGCCGTACTTCTCTTTCACATCGTCAACCACCGCGCCCACCGGCAGGCCCGCATACGCCTCGCGCACAAGACCCGCCCAGCCCGCGCCCACGCAAGCAAGCGCCTCGTCCAGACTCATCCCGCGCGGCTCAACGTTCACAACAGTCACACAAAAACAGCCGCCCGAAATCCGGGTGGCCCACCGGCACGTCGAGCCGCACGAAACCCAGACCGAGACACACCCTGCAGTCCGGCCGCCCCACGTCTCCCCACAGCCAACGGCTGCCAAGCGGGAGCGCGCGCTGGAGCGCCGCGACGTTGAATTTCTCCGCCCGGTTTCGCGCCACGTGCGCCCGCAGGTCGGCCACCGCCTGGCCGATGGTGCGCCCGCTACGGCGTGTGCGGTCACGCATTACGTTGCCTCCACCACGGCCGCGCTACCCTCCAAATTATTCATATCGCTTTTCAAATAATAGACGGAGAACAGGCTACCGGCCCGCATCCGCCCTCCGGCTCAGATAGTCATCCAAGCGCGTTCCCCAATCTTCCCCACGCGCTGCGCGTGCGCCCGGCGTGCGCCCCTGAGTGTATCGCTCGGCCCAAATCGCCGTCGCCACCTTCTCTACAGATTTCGGGCTGTAGATCGTCAGCGACTGGCCGCGCATGCGCTCCACCGCCGCGCGCACAACGGAGAGCGATTCCCCGTCCGCCAGTTCCACCAGCCGGCGGCACGGCTGATACCACAACTCCGCCGCCGCCTTCCGCTCCTTCGCCGTGGCCGGGGCCGGCGCCGCCAGATGCGTGAGTTCACAAAACGCCTCGATCAATTCCGATTGCTCAGAGCGTGCCTCGGCCCTATGCGCCTTCACCGCGGCTTCCAGGCTGTCCAGAAGTTCCGTTTCAGCGTCTACCCCGTGCTCGACCAGGGCCGCCGTCAAGCGCTTGCGTAGGGTGCTCATTCTAACTCTCCTTCCACATACCACCACTCATCATCGGCCCCGGCCTGCCCGAATAGGTCCCGCATGCCCTTACAGTCCGGGTACTGAATGCAGCCCCAAAACGGCTTGAATTTCTTGTATGCGCCTGCTTTGGGGATGCGCTTGACCATGACCGCGCCGCACATGGGACAGTAGGGGACGCGCTGACCTCGTGTCGGTGGCCGGTCGCCAAATGCGATGCCTCGCAGTGTTCCTTTATCCTTCATCTTCCCGCTTCGCGTCTCGTTTTGTTCCTTTTCCTGCTCGTCTCTTTCTGCTTTGGTGAGGTGTAGGCGGACTCTCCCCTTTGAAGCGGGAAGAGTTTTTCTGCTTCGGAGCCGGGAGTCTTTACAGGGAACTCCACCCGAGGCCGCCGGTATCGTTTCCGGCGAACGCTCATTCGGTGCGGATCAAACGCGCCCAGGTCTGCTGTTACCGCTCTCCGCACCGCCCCGGAGCTCACGCCCCACAGGACGGGTTTCTCTAGGTCTGGGTTGTTCTATGGCCGGCGCGGGCTTACTGATTCAGCGCGCATCTCCGGGTCTCTCGCCCCCCATCCCCCATATAAAATTGTCGACTTGATTTCGCGTAGCGTGTTATGGCCCGCGTAGCCCCTTCGGGATAGCCGATTCAAAAACACGATTCTCTCCCGCTAAAGACTGTCTCTACCGGCGCTGGCGCGTGCCGGCCGCGGCCAGTGCAGCACCGAACGGTAGACACCCCCCTCTTTGCGCGTGATCACCACAGGCCCGCTTTCGGGGATCGGTTCCGGCCAAGCATACAGGACATCGCGCCATTGGGTCACGCTCGGCGTGTGGTTCGGTTGGCACAGCGCCAGGAAAATTTCCCCATTTTGCTGCTGCTTGACTTCCACCACCAGGCCGCCATTGACGCTCAGCGTGCGGCGCTGTGGCACGCCCACTTCCGCTCGCGCCAGGCTGAGCATTTCCCGTAGCGTCGGTTTCAAG